GCCCCCACAACCGTCAGCGGGCAGGGATCGCTGATAACGGCCGCCACGCTGAGCGCCCCGGCTACCCTATCCGGGGCCGGATTCCTGGCAACCGCTGAAACCCTGCTGGCGCCCGCCACGCTAGCCGCTGCGGGCTCGCTGGCCGCTGCCGCGACCCAGGGCGCTCCGGCGTCGCTGACGGGCACAGGCTCGCTCACAGCCGCAGCCGCCATCGCCGCGCCCGCCACCCTGGCCGGAACCGGATCGCTGGCCGGGACCGCCGGGTCCGGGAGCACCCTGGGCGGCGCAGGCTCGCTGAACGCCCCCGGAACCCTCACCGCCCCCGCTGCCCTGGCCGGGACCGGATCCCTGGCGGCAGCCGTGACCCAGGGAGCCGGGACCACCCTGGCCGGAACCGGGTCACTGACCGCCACCGTGATCCAGCGGGCTATTACCACGCTGGCCGCAGCCGGGTCGCTGACCACCAGCCCGCCCTCGCAGTTCAGCCAGCTCAGCGGGACCGGATCACTGAACGCCCCCGGATCAGCCGTCCTGCCGCCCGCCGTCCTGGCCGCAGCCGGATCGCTGGCCGCCACCGTGATCCAGCGGCCTGTCACCACGCTGGCCGGGACCGGGGTTGTCGCAGCGGCCGTGACCCAGCAGGCCGGCGCCGTCCTGGCAGCGGCCGGGTCGCTGGCCGGGTCCGGGGCCAGCCGGGCACCGCAGGTCAAGGGCGGCAGCATCAACTGGAGCGTCACCGAACCGATGAAGGCGCTTGCCGCGACCGTGGGCGAGAGGGCGGGGACGTCGGTTACCGTGACCCAGCCGGCCGGAAGCTCAGCCAGCGTATCCTGAGGGCAGAGAGCATGCCCCTGCCCGTGGCCCCCGGGAGCCGGGTTCGCAGACCCCCCGGAGGGCCATGGTGGCCAAGACCTTCGACACGAACGACCCGGACCACTACGAGGCTTACCTGGCTGAATCCGTCATCCAGATAACCCTGTACGGCGGGGTCTACCTGATCCGGGGCGAAGGCGGCTGGATTACCGTCTATGACGGGGCCGAGCTGGCTCCAGAGCCGATCCCGGAACCAGTCCAGCCGGGGTTCATCATGATTATGGACGACGGTAACGCCTTCCCGGTGCCAGCCCCCGGAGGCGGGTCATGACCGCCACCGTCTTCTACGACTCTTCCAACGAGGTCGCTCTCCTCACCAACACGTTCACCTCCGGCGGCATCGCGGCTGACCCGACCACCGTCTCCTGCATCGTCACCGACCCGTCCAACACCTCGGTCACCCACACGTTTAACGGGGCGGCGCCCAGCGACATCGCCAAGGTCAGCACCGGCAAGTACACCCTGGCCGTGCCGTGCTCGGCAGCCCAGGCCGGGGCGCTTGGCCTGTGGGGCGGGGAGTGGATCGGCACCGGGGCCGTTTCTGATGTCCAGCCGGTCACCTGGCGTGTCCTTCCGGCCAATGTCAGCCAGGTCTGGTACGTGGGCCTGGAGGAAATGAAGGGCAGGCTCGGCATCGCCCTGACAGACACCAGCCAGGACTACGAACTCCAGACCTCGATCGCGGCCTCGGCCGGGTGGGTCAGCGAGTACTGCGGCAGGCATTTCAACCGGGTCACCGAGACCCGCACGTTCGTCCCGGAAGAGGGGATCTACGACCTGACCGTGGACGACATCGTGCCGGGCGCCACGATCGCGGTCAACGTCGATTACGACGGTGACGGAATCTACGAGCAGATCTGGGTCAAAGATGTCGACTACCAGCTCTACCGGGGGAAGCACCGGTTCAATACCTCCACCACCGGGGTGATCCGGCCGTACGAGAAGCTGCGGGTGATCACGTCCGGGAGGACACTCCCGTTCCTCTGGCCGTTCTCCCCGCTCAACCGGGTCCAGATCATCACCACCTGGGGCTGGACGGCGGTCCCGTGGCAGGTCACCGAGGCGAACCGGATCCTGGCCGCTGACGAGTTCAAGATGAAAGACGCCCCGTTCGGCGTGGCCGGCGTCTCCGATATCGGCCTGGTCCGGATCCAGTCCAATCCCTGGCTGGTGGAGAACCTTCGCGCCTTCGTCCGGCCCAAGCAGAAAGTGGGGGTCTGATGTTCGTCCTGACCACAGTGAATTGCTCCGCGCTGGTCCCGGTCATCATCCCGAAGGCCGGATCGGGCTCGCGCGGGGGACGGGGGCGGTTATGGCCGCGCAGGCGGCGACCTCGCACGTCACCCCGAAACAGCTCGCGGCTGACCGGGCGAACCTGCGCAAGGCCCGGTCCGTGGCTAAGGGCCTGCCGAGAACGGCCCGGCAGCGGTCCGCGTCCCGGCACAACCTGGTGCACGCCCGCGCCGCCCAGGCCGCCCGCAAGCACGGCGTCAAGTACGCCCCGTCCGTGTCGGCCAAGAAGCCGAAGGCTGCTAACCTGGCAGCCTTCGGGAGTCTCGCCGGGACAGCTCTTAAACTGCTCCCTGCCGGACTCCCGGAGGCCCCCTCCCTGGACTCTGCGGAGCAATGGCGTGAAACAATCCACCTTCCAGGGCAGGGGTCCTGGCTGCACTCGCTGCCGGCGTGCGCGGCCGTGGCCGTCGCGGCCTCCCTCCAGTACTGGACCGGGGTGGCCGCCACCCTGGGCGAGATCCTGGATCTGCATGCGAAATCGTCCGGGGAAGCCACTCTTCCCGAGCTGCTGGAACTCATCGCCGTGGAAGGATTCGCCGGATGCATACTGGAATCGTTCCGGTATGCGCCCCCGGACAGGGCTGTCCCCGGGCTGCTGTACGGGCTGGCTGTTCCCGCCGGGTATCACGCTGTCCTGGCCACAGTGAGCGGTGTGCTGAGCTGGGGGCAGGAGCTACCCTGGCCAGGTGCGCCGGAAGAGGCTTGGCTACCCGTCTGGAGGACCGATGGCGATTGAGTACCCGCCCGGGATCAGGCTGGATGTTGTCCTGGATGACTGGGTGCCAGACCCGGAAGAAGGCTGGGTCATCCCGGTCTCGGGCCAATTGCTCCGGGACACCCCGGATCTGTCCCGGTATGTGACCAGCCTGCCTGACGTCAGCGGGACGTTCACCGGGGCTTATGACGTTGCCGCGACTGACGCCGCACTCGGCCCGCTCCCGGACCTGATCTCGGTAGAGGTCGACACGGCCGGCCAGCTTAACCTGCTGGCCACCGCGACAGACGGGTCCGTGCTCACCTTTGAGATCGCGGGCATGAGATTCCGGATGACCATCCACAAGGTGGAACCGCTGGGCGGCAGCCGGGTCCGGGCTCTGGTCTGGCGCGAGTCGGTAACCGGAGTCCCGCCGGAGGACAGTGATGAGTGATCAGCCGCCGGATCCGGACACCTGCTCTTCGTGCGGCAGTCAGTTCCCCGCCGGGCAGGTTTGCGCGAACTGCTTTCCCGCACTGGAAAACCCGCCGCCGGACCTGGAATCCATCTTCCGCGCCAGCCAGGGTTTCGGCCCCGACGTGGATGGTGCCATCCGGACCATGGCTTCCATTCACGCCCAGTGGAGGGCAGCGTGGATGGAGACCGGCAAGTTCAGCGAGCAGGAATCGTTTGAGCTGGTCCGCATCATCGTGGCATCATCCTCCGGCGGGGTCCGCTGCCTGAACCTGTGACCTTCCGACTGACCGGAACGTTTCTCACTGGCATAAGTCCGCGAGCCGGCCAGATCGTGATGACCTTCCCGGGAAAATCTGTATCCTGAGCTGAGCAGCGAGCCGGCGCCGGGGAGCTGACACCCGCTGCGATCCGGCACTCGCTGCTGACGGAGGGGCATACTAGTCACCGCCGCCCGGACAGCGGAGCCGGACAGTCCATCCCGGGCAGGAGCGCGATTAGCCGGCCAGGCGCGCTCTCCCTCCGCTATCCTGAGCTGAGCAGCGGGCCGGACGGACCGGACCCAGGGCAGAGGTCTCCGGAGTGCCTGTGTGCACCACTTCTGGCTCTGGTTCCTGCACATCATGTGCCAGAACTGCCATTGGGCATATGACGGGGTTGGCCCGCGTACTGCGGCTAACGCTGACCCGGCAAAACGTCGTGCTGGACGAAAAGCGATGTGGGACCGGAAATCACCAGAAGAACGGCGGACCATCCTTCTCAAAGCGTGGGAGACGCGACGCCAGAGGGGGTGATCTCCCTCATGCACCACTTCTGGCAGCAGATCCTCCACATCATGGGCGTGGACAACCCGACCGGCAAGTGGTATGGATTAGCCCGGATTCTGGTCCGGATTTGCCGGCGACATCACGCTCGTGGCCGCCGTGCTCACCGCGCCGTACGTCCAGTGGAAACGGAACAACTGCCAGGTCAGGCACTGCTGGCGGTTCGGCCGCCATCCGTTCGCCGATGAGGGTGTCACCCGGCACCTGTGCTGGAAGCACCATCCGGCCGTGGAGCGCAAGCAGCTCACCGTCAGGCACCTGCAAGAGCGCCATCATCTCTACATCGGCAAGCGCCCCGGACGGGGTTAGGCAGATCCGGACGATCCCGGACACGTGGGCAAAGGCGGACAGCCGACGGACGATCCCGGACACGTGGACAAAGGCGGACAGCCGTGGCTGACCTGGTAGCTGTTCAGGTAAAATGCAGTATGAACCCACCCCTGAAACTGCACATAATGCCGGGCGACCAGTTCGGTCGCGGAACAGTCCTAGAGGAGATCCGCGTACCGCGAACTGGCAGGAAGACCGGAGTCCGTGGAGCACGGCTCAGATGTACCTGCGGGAACATCTACACAGCCTGGCTAACTGACTTGTTCCATGAGAAGGTCCGGTCGTGCGGCTGCTGGCACCTTGAGATACTGCCGAATGCAACGCGGACACATGGCCTGAGCAACCACCCGCTCTACGAGTCCTGGACGGCTATGAGAGACCGCTGCTCCAGCACGCGCCCCGAGAAAGCTCGATGCTATGCCGAGCGCGGGATCTCAATCTGTGACCGGTGGTCAGATCCAGCCATATTCATCGCAGACATTGAACGGTTGATCGGCCCCAAGCCCCAGGGCATGACTCTGGACCGGATCAATAACGACGGAAATTACGAACCCGGAAACGTGCGCTGGGCCACGTATGCCGAGCAGAACTTCAACACCCGGCGCTCACTGGAGCGGAGGCGATTGAAATCGCAGACCTGGTAGCCATCCGGAACGCGCTCGCCGCGAACATCACCGCGCTCACCGGGCTCCGCGCGGACGGCCAGGCCCGCGATACGGTCACCCCGCCTTGCGCCGTCGTCCTGCCGGGCAATCCGTACATCACCTACGGCGTGACCATGGACGGCCCGGTGATGGGCGGCCCGGTGATGGGAAACGCGGTCAACCTCTCCCTGGCCGTCCTGGTGATCATGACGGACGGCGCCCCGGTCGACGCCACCCAGCGGGCGCTCGATGCCTACCTGGGCGTCGGGCAGCACGCCGATATAACCGCGTCGGTCCCCAACGCGATCGAAGCCGACCCGACCTTGGGTGGCCTCATCGACTTCATCCAGGCCCAGACGGTCACCCAGTACGGCCGCCTGGACTACGGCGGCGTCACCTACTTTGGTGCCCGTATAAACTGCGTAGCCGGGGGTATGTAACGTACTCTGGCACTAGGTTACAACCGGTACGAACCAGGGAACGTCCGCTGGGTCACCTGGACCGTTCAGATCCGTAATTCCCGCCGCTGCCTGCCGGTTATTCCGGGCGCGGGAAGTTTTCGTTCGTGATGCTCCGGCCTAGTACCATCCGGGTAATCGGCCGCCGGTTTCGGAAATGAATCCAGGCCGTGATGAGCAACCAGAGCTGCTGGCCGGGATCTCTTGGTGCAGCGGCATAGCTAGAGCGCCCGCTCCTGTTGAGTTGCGGTGGCACGTTAACTCTACGGGCGGACCCTTCTTTGACGCTAGCGCCCTAGACTGATCCCTGACACGCCTGCGGCCCTCCGGGGAGCCAGGTTCCTTTCAGCACCGAGGGAGCCTGATGGACACCTGGACCGTGACCGCGCAGCGGATCGAGCAGCACCACCTGCCCGGGATGTACCTGGGCCGGAACGTCTATCACGACAGCCGCAACCTGGCCTATCCGTGGCAGCGGCAGGACGGCCGCGAGCTGACCAGCCAGATGTGGACCCGCCACGGGGACATCCTGGACCAGGGCCAGCTTGGGAGCTGCACCGGGAACGCCCAGGTCGGCGACCTGGAATGCGATCCGTGCTTCGCCGCGCTCCCGGCCGCGCACCCGGGCCTGGACGAGACGCTGGCCGTAGCCGTCTACTCGTCAGCGGAGAAAATCGACGGCGGCCAGGGCTACCCGCCCGAAGACGAGGGAAGCTCCGGCCCGAGCGCGGCCAAGGCCGCCATGAAGCTGAATCTCATCTCCGGCTACCTGCACTGCCTGAGCCTGGCGGACGTGCTTGACGCGCTGGAGGAACACCCGGTCTGCATCGGGTCTAACTGGTACGACTCGATGGACTCCCCCGACAGCAGCGGCCTGGTCACGATCAGCCCGGGAGCCTCGGTCCGGGGCGGCCACGAGTACCTGTGCCGGGGCAAGGACACCGGCCAGCGGCTCGTCTTCCTCGATAACTCCTGGGGCACCGGGTGGGGCAAGGCCGGGTCGTTCGCCTACTCCTGGGACACCCTGGAGCGGCTGCTGGGCGAGCAGGGCGACGGTACCGTCTCGCTCCCGCTCACCACCACGCCGCCCGCTCCGGTCCCCGTCCCGGCCAGCAGCGCGGACCTGGCCCTGTTTCGCCAGACCCTGGCCTGGACGGATGAGCACCATGCCGGCGCGGCCAGGGCCATCGCCCTGGATATTCGCACGTGGGCCGAGAACAAGGGCTTCCGCTGATGGACGAGGCGGGGGAGAAGCCGCTGCGCATGCACGGGAGATCCCAGGAGATCTACGACGCGCTGCGCCTAGCCGGGATCATCCGCCCGGACGACCACGTACGCCGGGTGATCATCGACATCGACGCGAGCAGCGCCGTGCTCATCTACATCGAGCGGTACGCCGACACCCGGGTGCTGGACATCCTCCCGGTCATCGGCTACGGCCGCGCGGAGATCCGGTGGGCAGACAAGATCCCGGAGACGGTAGCGGAGGCCGAGGCGATATGACGCCGCCCGCTGCCGGATCCGGCCACCTGCTCGCGGTCGTCGTGGACGAGTGGGCGGCACCGGAACGGCTCGCCGACGACGTTCCCGCGATGCTGTCCCGGGGTGATTTCGTCGTCAGCAAACACCGGAACTGGCAGCTAGACGCCATGCTCGCGGGGTCCATCCGGAATCCCAGCGCGCTCGCGATCGTGACCGGCATCTGAGATGAGGATCACCGTCACCTGGATGGACGGCCGGCAGGAAACCTATGACTGCCCGGACTACCGGATCGTAGACGGGGTGCTGTACCTGGACCCGTCACCCGGTGGTTTCGGCCCGGCGCAGCCCAGGCGTGCTATCCCGCTGCACGGCAGCGTGCGGATCTTCACCGAATAAGGGAGGTGGTCATGAAAATCCTGGTCGTACATCCAGGGCCTTTACCCGACTTCTCCGTGCATGACGTCTACACGGGCTGGGTCGACGCGCTGGCCGCCCTGGGCTGCGAGGTGGCGGGCTATAACTTGAACGACCGGCTCATCTTCTACAACATGGCCCTGATCGATACCGGGACCACGGACGAGGAGGGCCACCCGATCGTCAAGAACGCGATGACCCGGGAGGAAGCCTGGTTCGCCGCCATGCAGGGCCTGTCGCATCAGGTGCTCTGGATGGACCCGGATGTGGTGCTGTTCATCAGCGCGTTCTTCGCCGGGGCCACGACCCTCCAGATGCTCCGCACCCGGACCCGGGCCAAGGTCGTCATCCTGCACACCGAGTGCCCGTACCAGGACAGCGAGCAGGCCACCCGCGCCGCGTTCGCCAGCCTGAACCTGCTCAACGACCCGGTGAGCCTGCCGCAGTTCCGGCAGTTCGGGCCGGCTGAGTACATGAGGCACGCTTACCGACCGGAGATCCACCATCCCCGGGCCGGGCTGCGCGACCCGGAGCTGGCCAGCGACCTGGTGTTCATCGGGTCGGCGTTCGCCTCCCGTAAGGCGTTCTTCGAGGCGATGGACCTGACCGGGATCGACGTCCTGATCGGCGGGGCCGACTGGGGCAGCCTGGACCCGGACTCGCCGCTTATCCCGTACGTCGGCACCATCCAGGGCGCCCCGGACTGCGTGGACAACCCGCAGGCCGCCGGGCTGTACCGGCACGGCAAGGCGGGCATCAACTTCTACCGCCGCGAGGCCGAGGAGAACGCCCTCCAGGGGGTCGCGATGGGGCCGCGCGAGGTGGAGATGGCGGCCTGCGGGCTGTTCTTCCTGCGTGACCCGAGACCGGAAAGCGACGAGACGTTCCCGATGCTGCCCGCGTTCACCGGCCCGGCAGACGCCAGCGAGCAGTTGCGCTGGTGGCTGGCGCACGACGCCGAGCGCGAGGAGGCGGCGGCCAAGGCCCGCGCGGCCATCGCGGGCCGGACGTTCGAGGCGAACGCGCGGTGGTTCCTGGAGCTGACGGAGAAGCTGTAGCCTGATCAGGTTCCCCGGGCAGGAGCGGAGTCCGCGCGGCATCCGGGCCGAGTACGGGTTGTCCTGACGAGGGCAGCGAGGAAAACGACGGACCTGCCCGGGGGCGCGCTGCTCCGTAACCAGGTCACCGGGCCTGTAAAAAGACACGGCCCCCCGCTGCGCAGTGACGAGAACAGCAAGGGGCCGTGCTTCCGGCCGCAGACATCCTGAACGGCAGGTAACCGGGACCCATCATACGCGCCGTTCTCACGGCTGGCAGCAGGGCTGGGGATGGCCGCAGGCCGGGCAGGTCATCTTGCCGCCGCGCGGTTCCAGGTCTGCCCCGCCGCATTGCGGGCAGGGATCAGGCAGCCGGGCCGGCCGGGTAAAGTCTCCCTCCGGCTGGCCCGGTCCCGGATCGCCCCAGGTGATCACGGCCCGGTCAGGCGCAGGTGATCGTAACCGCACCGGGGGCCACCTGGAACGTGTTCCCGTCCTGGAGGCTGATTCCGGCGAGAAGGTCAGACGCGCTGACGGTTCCGTTCCGGGCCAGGTCAGTGATCAGGACCAGGTTCTCGACGGTGACCGCGCCCCGGGGGATGACCAGCTCTCCCTCGCGCAGCCAGACCCGGACGGTGCCGGAACCCGGGTCGATCTCCATCGTGCCGGGATCGGGCCGGGTCCAGCCGTCCATGACGACGTGCAGCGGGATCTGGCTCACGGCCGTTATTCTAGGTGCGGCAGGCCGTCGCCGTCGCGGATCTCAACCGGGATGCCGAACAGTACGGGCTGCCCCCGGGCCGGATCGAACGGGTCGGCCCGGCCCCGGCTGGCCAGCATGCACTCGGCCTGGATACTCATATACGAGTACACGCTGAGAACCCACCGGTTCCGGTTCGCCGGCGGGGTATTCGCGTAAACCGTATAGCAGTACCCGGCCCAGGAAACCGGCGAGGCGGACGACGCGGGGGAACGGGGGCGGGTCCACTCATCCAGGGTAACGACCAGCGCGATCTGCCGCATAACCGCCATTCTAGGTTGGCCAGGCTGTCGTCGGCCTTCCCCTTGCTGCCGTGCCTGGCCCGCCGCCCGTTAGCCGGGCTACGGAACGCGGCCAGGACCAGGCGGCCGACCGTGACCGTGTGCTGGCGGCCGTACTTGGACAGGATCACCACCCGGTAGCCCTTGCTGTTGACCTGGGGGGCGAGTGGTCCTCCGGCCGTGGCCGCGCGGCGCAGCGAGACGACATTGCCGAGATCGGACACCTCATAGAAGCCGGCGTACCCGGGTACCGGAAGCCATCGTTCCTCGTCCTGCATGAAGGCCCGTACCGTACTGCTGGTCGGTGAGCATACTGTCCCTGGTCCTAACAGGGGCAGGCCGCTCCAGCACGGGCCGGGCCTTCGTGACCAGGATAGTGCCAGTTCATAAACTGCCCGGGTTATCGTGGTTGTTGATCGCGGCTGCGGCCAGAGTTGCCAGACGCACCCGGAGCCAGCCTCCTATGCCGCCCCTTCACGCGGGGCCAGCAAAAGTTAGGAGGTGGTTCCAATTTCCAGAATCCACGGTCGTAATGGAGTGGCGTACGTCTCAGTTGACGGCGCAGGCGGGCCGAACCCGACCGCATCTCCCATGGCGTTCTTGTCGGACTGGTCCTTAGTCCATCAACTTCTCCGTCAACAAGGTCGAAGTCACGGCCATGCTTGACACCAACCTCATTTACGTCGCTGGCCTCCCCGACGCATCAGGGGACTTCACGGGCTTCTATGATACCGCGACGGCTCAGACATACGTCGCGGCCACAGACGGATTGCCCAGGAACTTCTACCTCTACCCGTCCAACCTGGCCGCCCAGATGTCCCCCGTCCCGCAGTACTTCTTCGGGACGATCTTGCCCGACTACTCACTCGCAGGCGGCGTCTCCTCGGCGGTCTCGCTCAAGAGCACCTGGAACGCAGCCAGCCGCATCGCCCGGTACCCGACCTACGGCCTGCCCGGAACCTGACCCTGAGCCCGG